CCTGCTGGTTGGGAGGCATCTGGGCTGCCGATTGCGATTTACGAAGCAACGGTGGCTTGCCAAGCGGGCCGGCTGTTCGCTGGATCGCTACCTTGCCAGCCAGTGCTGTCAGAGCGCCAGAAGCAGCGAGATTCACGATCGCTTCCGCCTTCTGGGCCGGCGTCATCTGTTCCCAATTCTCAATCGTGTCTGCGGCGTAATCAGCCAAATCGGTCGCCATAACCCCAGCGAACACAAGTGCCGTTGGTATCGGCATCACGGCACCGGCAACCAGCGCACCAAGGCCAAGAGGCGATTCAACGAACTCGACAAGTCCAAGCGCGTTATTCACCGCAGCCCGTGTCACGGCCCCAAGCACGGGGTCTTTGGCGTCCAACTGCGTTAACTTCGCCAGCGTATCATTGCCGAGCATCTTCTCGATACCGGCACCGACCTGAAACACCGGATTGCTGAGCAACGCAAGTTTTTCAGCAGTACCGAGCACTGGCGTCTCAGGCTTAATCTCCAGCTTGGGAAGAGCAACGAAAGGGGCATTCTCAGGTTGCGGTAGCCCAGGCACTTCAGGTGGCGCGCCAACGGACATGCCTTTGGTTTCTGGCGGCTCGATCTTGGGAGTTTCCAAGCCGAACTGTTTCTCGATCGCCCTCTCGATGCCAGTCGGTTTCAATACGCCCTCTGTTGGTACTTCAGGAGGTGCGCCCACGCTGAAGGTGCCAGTGTCGGCGGCCGGCGCCATCGCCGGCTCAGTCGCAGGTTCGCTTGGGAAAAGGCGTGGCACCTCAGGCGGCGCGCCTACCGAGAACTGAGACGGTTGCGAATCCTCGGGGAAGGCCTGTGCAAAAAGCTGTTCCAGCGTGTTTTGGTCCGGCACGCGGGCACCTGTCACACGCAGTTTCCGGCCATCTGGCGATGTGAAAACCCATGTTGGCATGGCTCATTCGACTATTTCACCAACATAATCGCCAACCTGAATCTGCCGCCGTTCCGTGGCTGGCGGAGGGCCTTGAGTACCAACGGGCTGGGACTGCATCTTTTGGATAAGGTCCTGAGTCGCGGCCATCTCTGCTACGACAGAGTCCAGATCACGCAGGCTCTGCTGGATTGTGGTCTCAACCGCTTTCCTAGTGTCTTCGTCGCTCGGCATTGCAAACGACGAACTCAGCGATGAGATTTGGGCCAACGTCGAAGTTATCGCGGCGCGTTGCTTGTCCAAGGCGCTTAACCGGGCGGTCAATGTTGCCAGCGCGTTCTGCGCTTCCTCGCCCTGTAATCTCCGATCACGATACTTGGCGAGATTGTCCATTGCTTCTTTCTTCAGCGAGAGCGCTTCTTTGGCGAGCTGATTCGCCTGCTGCTTCGCGTTGTAAGCATTCGCGCTGATCTGGAGACGAGTCGCGTTCTTCATCTCCTCGATCTGTTTCCGCGTGTCCAAATCCTCTTGATGCCGTCTGGTTACCTCGGCTGTCTGAGCGAGGCCCATCGCGGACGGTAAGGCTTCCCAGTAACCGCTTCTGGCAATACCTTCGAGCAGCATCTGTGGCGTAAGCTGTGGCTGTGGAACCACGCCTGGTTCCTCGCCAACCGGCCCAGCAAGCTGCGTCTGAAGCCATTCTCCGAATTGTCGTTGCGCCTCGTTCTTGCGCAGCCAATCTTCGGCCAACCGTTTCTCGCGGTCTTGTTCCATCTTCAACTGCGCTTCGGCTAGTTGCGCTTGTTTCTTCCGGTACTCGTCGAGCGCACGCTGAGCAGCAATGTTCGCAAGCATCTGCTGCGCTTGCATCATCGCGTTCTGGCGCATCAGCGCTTGCTGTTGCGCAGAAGACATCAGTTGCGCGCCTGCTTGTACGGGCGAAATCAGATCAAGATAACCAAGCACTGCCATATCAGAACCTCGGTGGTAATGCGGCCTGCCACGCAGGATTGTACGTCATTCCATACATGGCGGGCCAGTTAAACGCAGGTGTCCGGGGCTGGAGTAGATTGGTCAAACCAGCGCCCAAGGCCATTCCGCCAAGCTGGCCAAGTGTGTTCGACCAGAACGCCGTTTGGCCCGGCATGCCCGCTGCTTGGGCGAGAAGTTGCTGTTGCGCCATCCGCTCCTGTTCACGTAGCTGGACTAACTGCGAAGGGGTGAGCCCAGCGAGATTCGAGATATCGGTCGGACGCGCCCAAGGGAATGCGCTCGGCGCTTGCATCATGGCTTGGATGCCGTATCTTATGCCCTCTTCACTGGTGCGGCCCAAGTCACGCCAAGTGAGTGATCGATGGAGCGGCGTGCCGGTTCCGAGTCCACGCCCCAAGGCAGATGCAGCGGTAGCCCGCATAACGGCTTGCGTGACATCGGGTGGTAGCTCGCCGCTCAAGTAATCGCTTATCCGGCCCATCGCAGAGCGTACGCCGGCGCCATATCCCGGTATGCCTGATTCGAGCATCATGGACAGGTTGGCGGCGTTGGCTTGGTTGATCTTCTCGCTGACAGTTTGGGCTTGGGGCAGCGACTGCACCATCGTGCGCAGGGACTCCGCCGTCGTTTTGCCAACATCGAGCCCCGGCAAGTTCGCAGCCTGCAACATGCGCCGTCGCGCCAGATCAGCAGCGTTACCGCCGAATATACCGCCCAGCAGGCTCCCCAGCCCGCCGGCAGCCGTCGCAAGTATTCCGCCTAGTGCCATAAATCAGATAAATCGTCTGAACATTCGCGAAGGCAACGCACTCCCGTGACCTGTGGCAACAACCGTGTACTTCTGCCCAGTCATCTTATCGAGTTGCCGTTGCAATTCGCGGATTGCCTTTTTCATTTCTACCTCAGCACGCTGGGTTTCCCCGATTTCTTCCAGCTTAACCGCAAGCGCTCCGAGTTTCAACGCTGTCTCGTTCTGAAGAATGAACCAGTCAAGATCGCCTGACACCGGAACATGTTGCAGTGTGACGATCGCTTCGATTTTGAGATAGTCGCAACCACAGCAGCTTGTCGCGCCGGTCACGTAGCTGCGCCGGTACATCGGGTTGACTTCGTCAGGTTGAAATCTCCCAAGCAACCGTTCGACACTTGTGTCGTACTGGTACAGCAACACCTCGTAATCCGTGGGGTCTTTCTGGATACCCGTTATCCCGCCATCGAAATAGTGTGTGCTGACCGTACCTGTCACGCTCAACGTGATATATTCGCCGTCCACTACGTTGCCGCTGTCCTCAGTCCTAATCCAGTTCCCGTTCTCGTCCCTGCCTTGCACCAAGATGCGCTTACCTTCGTCGTCCGGATTTGTCGCATAAGCTATGACTTTCTTGCCAGTGCCGCTTATGTCGCTTACTGTGCAGGACATCCCGTGGTCAACGAGTTCAACTGCGCAACCGGACAACCTCCATTCGCCGGGAGTGTACACGTTGCCGAATGATCTGAACTCGTACCACATGTTGCGAATCGGCACGGGCTCATCGCATACAGCGGCAGCCTCGATCGTCGCAACTTCGCGTGGCCAAGTAAGGCAGTTGTCTGTGACGCAGAACAAGGCACGCTGCACAGTGCCCCACCACCGGCCGCAGTTCATCAGCCGTTCCTGTGCTTCGTTCAGCCACTGGACAAGGCGCGGATCATCTGCACAGACGCCGAGCACATGTGGCGTCCGACCAGCTTTCAGGTTTGCAAGTGTAAGTCTCATGTGGCCTTGTAGTACACCCTCGCTGTGCGTTTGATGAAGTACACGCCAATCATCGGTGGCAGGTTATTATGCGGTTCATCACTGCCGGCTGCGCAACTCGTTCCACTGCAATCTTCGTTCGTAGGATGTTTGTGCATTACCATTTTAGAGTCGCTGTCCCCTTGAATGCCTTCGCCACTGCCGATGCGCGGATCAAAGTATCCGTGGGTGTGCTCTGGCATTTCATCCTCGGTGAGTGTGTGTTCGTCCTCACCGGTCACACCTGTGTCTGTCGTTGATTCGCCAACATTGATTGCGCCTGCGTTTGTGAATGTTCCCACGCCAACAGGGAACTTGGCAGAGAAATCCGTGTCAACCTCCCACATCGGTCCGCTCGCAATACCCGGCGTTCCAGAATCGCCGCCATCGAACGTGTCCAAGTCCGACAATGTTCCAACCCAGATCAATCGCACGTCGCTCGATGCTGGAACCGGATGCGGTCGCACCCATGCAGACAGACTCGTGTTCCAGTACCACAACCCGTCCTGTTCCCCGGAGTTGATCCTTATCCACGGGTAAATCCGTGCATTCACCCCTGGGATATTCTCCCCATAGTTGTAGTAGATGTTTCCGACCTGGTTGAATGCCACGGCTGTGTGGTTCAGAATATCCTGAGCAAATATGTTCGGATCGCCCGGATAACATGTATAGGGCAACCCCGAAAATTGCAGTGTGATCAATCCTGTCATGTTTCTTCCTCAATCTGGTATTCAAACGGATCAATATCGCATCCTTCGACGGTTTTGCATGCTTCATCGTCGCACCGAATGTGAGGTGCCTCGACGTCCACGTAGGCCGTGAGCCGCATGGCTTTGATCCTGCACGAGCCTTTCACCGAGATGATCGGCTGGAACTTATAGCCGACGGTTGTGTCAGCATCTGTCGCTTCGTTGCAGGTTTCAGACGGCGCCGGCAGTTCCATTCTCGTTCTGTACTGTGGATGCCGAGCCTGAAGAACGAGACAACCGTAGGGGTGATAAGCCGTTTCGACGGCCTCGGTCTGGCATGTCGTGGTCATGGCGCATTCAGACCAGCTCGCCCATGACAATGGAACTGGATACTCATCGGGCTTGTACTTCACGATGATCAGCGCCGTCCCATCAAGCGAGTCAATCCACAGTTCGCCCTTGAGCAGCCGTTTTGGCACCAATGGTGTGTCAAATGCCATCTGGCGCGGCGCAAACGACCATTCAATAGGCACAGCTTCGTTGTCCAACTTAGAAGATTTGCTGAACTCCCATAGTTCGATTTCGCCGTCGGCGTTCCTGCCGATAACAAAGCACCTTTGTTCGCCCATCCAACTGGCTGTCAGAACCTGATGTATCTTGAGACCGGTCCAGAGCCCGTCCCACACAGGCGGTTCCGTTTCCCTGAAACTCGCCACGGGGTCGAAATCCATCACCACGAGCCCATTGTGTACCACCCCTTGGCCGTCAATTATCTGTGGGCTGCACGTCATAAGCAGTCGATTGTCGTACAGACAGCCGCTGCTGTGCGATAAGAGCCCCCGGCTGTCGTACCGTAAGAACACGTCAACTTCACGGCTGATCGGTGTGTTTGCCCACGTACCGAAATTACGCCGAGCGATGGCGTAACTCCTGATGCCGTCAATCGCGCGCATGAAGATATCACCATTGACGACGACACAGCTTCGGTCACTCAGAGCCCCATGTTGGTTCTGACTGATTGTCTGGATCGGGTTGGTCATGTCCAACCAAGTGTCTCGGTCAAGCGGCGCATTGCACGAAAACACCGAGTTCTCGGTGAACACGTGGATAGGGCCTTGGCCGGTTGCGTTATCCAGCATACCCGGAACAACAATTGCGGTGATTCTTCCCGCAACAGACGGCACGACAAAGTTGGCACCCGTCAGGTATTCGCATTCTGTCTCTTTCAGCACATCCTCGCGGTTGCCTTGCCCGTAAACAATGTCTGTGGCTCTGTACGAGTGACCATCTGGTAGCGCATACCAGATTCGGCCCCATGCGTAAACGCCACATGTGCCGCATTTAATCTCATCTTCAGCCGGCCGTCGGCTTGAGCCACCATCGAAAATGACCGGTTGGTCAACACCGTTCTGCTTGATCAACCATCGTTCGGCTTGGAAGAACCATACGCGAGTCAACAGCGAATTATCCGGTCCATCAGCTGGCGTTACCTCGTCAACACTGTAATCCCCATAAGCCGAAATCTGGAACAGTCGGCCAGACACGGACAGCACAAGCGTTGGCGGGTTGTTGTCGGGATAGTACACCGCAGCCCCTTGGAACAGCCCAGTTTTAAAATCTTCCTCGATGTCTTCCTGCTCGCTGAAGACCAACTCGTGCCGCACAAGCGCAGGCCGGTGTGTGACGTAACCGCCTCTGTGGACGCAATTCACGGCGAAGGCCGTTCTGTTCGCCATTGCGGCGTCATCAGGTGGCGATGCGGCGTCCATCCCACCGTCAAGGCGGGTGAACCCGTCATATAGCCTATCGCCTCTGTTCAATCCGTTCATGTCGCGTCAGTCAACGCTGTCCCAACAACTGCGGTGTCCAAGTCGCTTTTCTGGTAGCACACAAAGGAGAAAACGTTGGTTGAACCTGTCGTAACGGCTGTCAGGTCAGGTTCGACACCGCCAGTCCAGAGCACGTCGGCCGGCCACGTGCACGCATACGCGGTCGAGCTATCTTGTTTTACGATCACAAGGATTTGCTTGCCCGGAATCAGCCCAGTGAACGTGAAAGATGTCGCAGCTAAAAGTTCTACGTAGAACACGCGCCCAGCCGACCAGTTAATCTCCGTGCCTGCACCGATGTTGATCTGGCCATATGCGATGCTGTTGTCTTGCACAATGCCACCGCTTTCGATCTGCGTGCTCATGTTGGCCAATTCCTGAATGATTTCGTCAATGGTGACGTTGAGATTTTCCAGTGAGGCTTCAATGTCAGCGATCTTGGTCTGGAGTTCGCCCGTGGTGGCTTCCTGCATGCTTTCCACCGTTTTCTTCAGCTTCACCTGCCAATAGCGCAAAGACGGAAACCGTTGTTTCACGTCTTCTGGCAATGCAATTTCATTCTGCGCGCTCATGTTGCGTCAAACTCGCCGTCAACATCACCAAGCTTCACGCCATTGACCCAAACCTCGCCCATCGTCGTGTCTGCCACCAAACTGCCATCCCAAGTCACAGCAATAACCTCGCTTGAGTAGGCTGCAATAATTGTCGAAGCAGGAGGGCCACTGACGTGCGGGTTCGTGAATGCTGTCCATTTCACTTCCATGCTGTATGGGTTCGGATTGTATGCGGTGACAATGAATCTGTAGGCCCCTGAAGGAACGCGTGGATAGGTCCAAATCCATGTGCTACCGCCCCAGAACGGATTTCCATTGCCCATTGTGCAGTTGGGCCACAGGTAACCGCCGCCAGTTCGGCTTTGCCAATATGGAAAATCAGTGAGCATCTGTCAGTGATGTACCAATCACAGCACCCGTCGCTTTGCAGCACACAAAGCTGAATACGTTGTACGAACCTGTGCTAACCGCCGTCAGATCAGGCGCAACGCCCCCAGACCACTTGACCGTTCCGCTCGACGGTGTGAACGTACAGCTGTAAGCTGTCGCGCTGTCCTGTTCGATAATGACTAGGATTTGTTTCCCGGCCACCTCGCTGTCGAATGTGATGGTGGTATTGCCCGTGAGCTTCAGGTAAAAGACGCGATAGCCAGCGTTCCAGTCCAGTGTCGGCGATGTTCCGCTCAGCGTGAGTTCGTCGTACTCGACATCTTCGTCTGGGATTTCAGACACAGCGCTCGGTGTGCCGGCTGTCACTTTGACGTAACCGTTGCCAATCGCCGACATGTCAACTTCGTCGGTGAGCGTCGCGTCGGCTGCACTGCACCAGTATTGGGCGTCCACAGGAGCCGTGCCCGTTGTCGGCGGCGCGGTCGGACCCGATGGCGATACCTTTGCCCCTGAGACGATCGTTGTCCCCGGCACAACGTTGTCCGGATACTCGCCCGTGGTCGAATCCTCGATGTTTCGCAGTGTCACGCTCGTAGTCGAGCCGCCGGGAACTGCAGCCACCTCGAACCAACCTGCGCCTTCGACTTGGACGATTTGACCCTCGAACATCCACCGGTTTTCTTCCACCGATACGACGACGGTCGCGGCCTCAGCCGGCATCACAAAATCGGCCGTGGTCGTCGTCCACGCATTGATCCCGTCAGCGCCGGCTGCGCCGTCCGCCCCATCAGCTCCAGCCGGTCCTTGCGGGCCGGGCACAGCCACCGTGACAACTTTATCGCACGTCCGACAGCAGTCTCGTGGCGTAGGTATAGCTTCCATATTATCCTCTTACGCGCTTCAACCGGGGATTACGGCGTTTCGCTGCCGCCGATGCTGCCCTTGTCCGAGCCGCCAGAATCGCCCGCGCTCGCTTGATCGGAATGCCTTGTCTGCTCGCGATGCTCTGGGCAACACGAGCGAATCCGGGATGGGCCGTTCCAAAACGTTTCCGCAGGCGTTTGCGCCGACTTTTGAAGTACGAGTCCAATGATCTCGCCATAACAATCCTTTCTAAGGTTTAGCCGCCAATGCGCGCACGAGCGCCTCGATAACAGTCGCTATCGACTCTTTGCTCTCGGTATCCTGATTGAGCGAGCCAACCGCAGCGCCTTGAGTCTTGTCGGTCTGACTGGCCTTCCAGTTCGCGAGAGCCGACTTGGACGCGACGAACGTGCTTGCCTTGGCCTTCGTAGTGATGGTTCTTTCGGTTCCATTTGCGTCAACTGACCTGTCAATCTGCTCTGTCGAGAAGCTTGCACATCCGCTAATCAACAGACCGATCAGCGGCAACACAGTATTTCTTTTCCAGTTCATGTTCGAGCTTGGTTAAGGATTCCGCCAAAGACGAACCGCGCGCAGACGCAATGGTTCTGTCATGCGTCGAAAGCGTGGCGCAGTACGTTGATGGACACAGCATCGTCAGAGTGACTTCAGGCTCATCCAACATGCCCATTAGACTGTCAATGATCTGCGTTCTCATTTGAACCTTTCCTGATATTGTCCATGAAGCTGTCAGCGTCGGACGCCGCATGCACGAGGGCTGCGACGAAAAACCCGATACCAGCGCCAACGAACAGGCATACGGCTCCAATTATCAGTGTCATCATTGGCCATTCTCCTTTCCGTTTGCTTGTGCTTCCTTGCCCCGCTGGTACGCTTTTACGCCAAGCACAGCGAAGACCAGACCGGCTTCCTCAGCTGTCAGCGGTGGATACTGACCTGTCTTGACCGCAATAACAACACGAGGCGCAAGCACAAACAATATCACGAGCAGGACGCTTACCCTCATCATTGAGGGTTTTCCACTAGGACCGTTTAAAAAAGCAATCAAGTTTGTCATATGTTCTCAATACGCTATTACAGCCCATCGCTTTATCTTTGTTCCAAGGGTAAACGGAACAGGCCCGATTGACCGTCTTTTGCCGAATCCGGAAAGCGACGCGAACCTGAGAACCGTCTTCTGGTCTGTTCCGGCTGACATCAAAAACCAATGCTTGCATGCCACTCCTGGTGTGAGCCTGTCCACCCTTGCAGCAAAGGTCCCTGACAAGGCGCAGTTCCGTGGAAACCTGTTGAAACCATACGGATACCACTCAACTGCCGGCACGTTGGCATCGATCGTGCCGACGCCCAACCCAATCCTTATCGCGCTTACGGACGGAACCTGCACTCCGAATGTCCAGAACTTCTCTGGACTTGATTCTGAGCCAGCGTCGATGAACCACGCTTGGTTCGACCAAAACGCCCCCTCCTTCGGCTGTGACGGGTTGGCTGTACGAACAGCATTGTATGAAATCCACACGAAGCCCTGATTACCCCAGTCCTCTCCCCAAGAGTTGGCGACTTTGAAGGCCCCTTTTTCGCCGTCCGAGACTTTGCCATCGCCGTTAACGTCGGTCCAAACGGTGTCGTCGTAACCAACAATGCACATTTCGTGGCCACCGCTTTTCCCAGAGGCCGCTACGCAGACAATCTGCCCAGAAGTAGCATCGTCGAGGTTTGTAGCAGGGTCGTTTTTCGTGCGTGCGGTCTTCCATGAGCCAATGTACGTTGCAACAACAGCAAGATGGCCAGACGCGAGAATATCCTTTAGACGGTCCACGTCTAAGTTCAGGCCGCCGACGTAGCGCGGTGCGTCGAATGTTCTCCTGCTCGCGAGGAGCCACGCGTTGGCATCCAAAATGAACGTTGTGTAGTTCCCATCATACGGCAGTTCTGAAAGCCTGAGTGCCCCGTGGTCAGCAACGAACGACATGCCTGAGACTGGATACGTGCCCCTGTCAACTCCGCCTGAAAGCCAGTTGTACGTCCACTTCGGAGAAAACGCAAAAGCTTGCGGATTCAGCCCGTTTCGCTTGCAGAACTCGTAGGTCGAGGCGTAGTACACCTCGGCCCACTGCACGCATGAACCGATGTTGCCCTGATCGCCAATTGGCGGGAACCACGGTGTCTGGCTGTTGTCAACCTTGGGCGGTAATGCTCCAGCCAGTTTTACGCGCGGTTTCCATTCTTTTGAGGATGCAAGCAGCGCTTTCTGTTGTTCTGCCGTCGGTCTGATTGCGCCTGTTGCGCGCAGTTCGATACCTTCACCAGCAACAGGCTGCGCGATTACAGTCAACAGCAGCGTTGCAAGTTCAAGGATGTTTCGACTGGTTTTCACGCATTAATCTTAATTCGGTCTCGATGGCCATCAATCTCTCTGCAACCTCGCGCTGGAGCTTGATTTGTTCTACGCAGTAGGACTCGACCTTCTCGATCCTGCGATCGTGGTCTAGCAATCTGGCCTGCATCTCTGCGCGAAGCACTGGTACTTGTATTGCGTAACTTGTAAGCGCAACAATCACGCCGGTGATCAGTGATGTCACAATCGGCTTGTACCACTCCATTGCCCAACCGTTTATCTTTTCACGCACCATTTGTCGTCAGTAGTTTCTGGTTACGTTATCTACGCAGACATTGCCGTTGCCGGCTTGCAACCGAGCAAGCAGCAGCCAACGTCAACAGAATTATCGCGTACCGATAAGCCATATCTTCAATCCTTTCGCTGTGCCATCGCCAATCTGGTCGATGTCAACCGTAATCTCGGCATCATCAGCAATGCTGTTGTCGCTAATGACCGGCTGTGCCGCGGCGGTGACAGACGTTTTCTCGCCGTTATCAATCGTGATCGGCGTCGAAAGTATCGATGTGCCGTTCTCGTTGATGTCAACCGTTACAAGGCTTCCAGACGTTTGCGCAGTTGACAACGACGCGCGCACGGCTGTCAATGTGAACGATCTCGGCACTCTGAACGTCACCTTGGCAGTGCCGACTGTTAACGCTTCAGTCTCGCCTGTGACAGCAGAGCCAATCTCGATCGGCAATGGCGCCCAACCAAGTGTGCCTGAACCGTTGTTGGTAAGCGCGCCAATTGCATGTGCAGTCGGCCACGTGTACGTTAGAGACCGAATCGTTGTTTGTGTGCCCTTGTTGAGCGTCACGTTACCGTAACCATCGACTGTGAGAGCCGCAGTAGGAAATACATCCGATTTGGTCACGTAATTTGTGACCATTGTACCCCATGTTCCTGTCAATCCCTTGGTTTCCCAGTTGTAACCGGGAGACGCCTGCACATATACATTAGCGTCGGCTACGGAAACATCATTGAAGTACAACTTATTCATTGCACCCAGCGCTGTGTAAAGATTGGTTGCTGATTCTTGAGCGCTAGCGCCAATCAGAACCCAGCTTGTCCCAGCAGGAGTATCGTTTGTCCACGTTAACGTGTACTTCAATGTAAACGTGTCTCCAGTAGCAGGCGTGTTCGTCACAGTAACCAGAGCCGTCGCAGTTGGAGTCGGACTTGTTGTCCCGGCTGTCTGAAGAACAACTGAGCCTGTGCCTGTCCCGGTAGCAATCCCGCTGTTGAGATAAAGTGTGCCACCGTTTTTGTTGGTATCGCCATAGTGCGCTCTACCGCCCTCAATTTTTATGGCATACCCATTATCGCCAGTGTAGGCTTCATCGCCACCGATGAACGTGTCCTCCCAATAATTCACCCAATTCTGATTGAGAATATCCTTCATATTGCCAACACCGGCTTTACCAACGTAAATCGAATCGATCATAATAGTCGCATTGGTAGTACTCCGACCTAACTTTCCAAATTGAATATATGGTGATGATATCTTGGTCATTATATCGTTACGACTGTGGGTCATCCAGAACCATGCATCCGTATCCTGATCGGCTGAGCCCCAGTTTTCTTGAATTTTTGCTGTACAGATGTACGTAGTAGCATCAAACACGAAGGACGCCGACGGATAGGCCGAATATGGAGAAAGCAGGCCCGTGCCAGCCGGCATCCATATCCTGCATCCAGCGATAACCTTTGAACCGAGAAGCGGCTTAAACCATTTCGAGTCGAGATATACTTTGGCCGTCAGGTTGGCCGAAGATGCAGGAAAATCGATGCGAAGGGCCTTTTTGTTGGCTCCGCACGAGTTTGTGACCTCCACGAAAGATGCCGTGACACCTGTGGAAAGTGTTATACTCGTAATCCAGTTTGTCGGGCACGACAAATCTGGATCAGGAAAATAATTGACAGGCCTGTCAAACCATCCGCTCGTATCACCGCGAGGAGCCTGATATACACCAAAATTTGAATCATAAAGACGTGACACCGGAACATCGTATGAAATATTTTGAACAGACGTAACATCAGCGTTGTATGAGCATGGCATGGATGAAAACTTGCAGTTCTTTATCGAACCAACAAGCGCCCTCTGCCACGCCCCATTAGCCATATGTCTGAAATCAAATGAACATCTATCAACAGCAGGATATGAACTACTTGGAACAAGCCTCACTTTGATGGAACCTGTGGCATTGGTGTGAGACGCCGGCGATGGTAGTGTAAAAGTAAACACGTTGGTGACCTTTGAACCTGTCGATAGCGTAAATGTTCCGTTGAACTCAGATTCTACCGCATCCCAAATCGTGACTGATACACCCGGTTTTAGGTCAATGGCTTGGTTTGTTAGAACCAGTGTACATGTCATCATGTCAACTGGGTTTACAGTTAGCGAAGCAACGTAATTTGTTATAGCGTATCCAATATTTACAACATCAGCCTCTTTATAGCCAGATGAAATGGTTGTATAACTGACGGACGTCAACATCATTGCCATCGGGCTTCCCTGATCATGAAGACCTGATAAAGTCGAACCTACAAGGCCATTTGCCATAAACCCAACCTCATAGCACTCATCCACATGGATACTAGACATTGTTACAGCACCGACGCCTTGATAATCATCGGCGATCTGCACGCCTAACACGCAGCCGTCTGCGTAAATACCTCTGACGTCGTACACACCACTTTCATTGGACAACACCAAACCACGGCTCAAGTTCCTGAATCTACAATCGTACACAGCGCATCTTTGGCGTTGTACAAACAAACCGTCACATGTCCATGAAGGGGGGTATTTATTCGTAGATGTAAACGCAAGTCTTTCAACGGTCGTCTGTGGATTATCAATGATCATGCACGCAGTGCCGTTGGACATTGTGCCCACTATCCAGCTTGTATCCTGACTATCTCCCATCAATACAAGGCTGAAATTCGATCCTACATAATTCACCACTAGCGATTGAGACACGTAATATCGGCCGGGTGGGAAATAAACAACCGCAGGCCCACTATTTGGATAGCCTGAAAACGTCTGAGCAAACGTGATTGCAGCCTGTATGGCTGTGTAATCATCCGTCATGTCCGTACCGGTAGCGCCGAACCAGCACACATTCACCGGCTGACCGCGGTAGTATCTGTTCCAATAACCGCTCGACCCAGCAAAGCACGTGCCCAAGTTTGTCGTGCCGGTGCTTGTCCAGTAGAACATTCCGCCGCCGCCGTCGTTTACGCTCGTGCGGCCGTTGACCCAAGCATTCGTTTTTGTGCTTGAACCTGCGATGGTTTTCAGGTCGCTGACAGTGTTGACGATAAACATGTCAGGTTTCCAGCCGAGCTGTGTCTGGATTGCGTTGGTAACTCCGTCCAAATAGCCAAATTCAGTCGCGTCAACGGTCGTAACACCACGGAACTGGCTCGCGTTTATCACACCCGTACCGTCGTATTTGAGCGTCGCGCCAGTCCCAACTGCCATTGTAGCGGTGGTATTTGTGCCGGAACTGATTGTGCTGAACAAGCCTTTCTGGTTCAGTTGTGTTTGGATCGAGTTCGTTACGCCGTCCAGATAACCGAACTCGGTGGCGTCAACGGTTGTAACACCGCGGTATCTGTTTGCGTCAATAACGCCTGTACCGTCTGTCTTCAGGATTGCGCCGGTGCCAACCGCCATTGTGGCCACTGTGTTCGTGCCAGATGTGACCGACATGAAGCTTGCATTGGTCACGCTGACTGGCGCAACCCACGCCGGCTTCCCGGTGCCGTCAAGCGTCAACACATCGCCAGCCGATCCCGGCGCGATCGTGTTTGTCGTTACAGGGTTGCGTACATAGGGCGGCACCTGCGCCATGCACAGACCGCACAGTCCAAGCAAACAAGCAATAGTCAGTCGTTTCATGAGAGTATCTTGTCCCAAGAGGATGTTGTTGCGTTCCAGTTCCATTCCTCGCCGGTGTCTATGCGGTAGTATTTGGCGCAATCAACGCCGGGCGGATCAGTCGGGTCGGAAGTACCACACAGGATTCCGCCTGAGCCAGCCGATTCGGACAAACACGCAATCAGTTCGGCGAGGATTTGAGATAGTTGACCCTGCATGAGCGAGTTGGCGCAGCAGGTCTCCAGTTTTTCGAGTGCAGGACAGTCTGGCATAGTTGAAGCGAGGAGTTCGGCCATCGAATTTACCGTATTGACGAGCCGCTGGTACTCGGTAAGGCAACCCGTATCACAGCCTGTGTAGCTTGGCATACTTGACTGTATGTTTGCGGGCGGCACCGGTCAAGGCACCGCCCGCAGATTTTATCCGATCAACCCCGGCCTATCAGGTAGGTCGAGTGCAGCAGGTGATGACAACATCAACGTCATCCGCAGTCGGGTTGGTCAAAACGAGCTCATCTTCACTGTCGCCGTCTGGATCGCTCGCCTCCCATGTGCCGAGGGCAGACGTGTATGCGTTGGCGTTCAGTGCGGCTACCAGCGCGTCGAGGTCGGCAACGCATCCCGTGCCGCCGAAGCTCAGCGGCTGGCCGTTGACGGTGATATCACCGTTCTCGATTTCGATACCCTCGCCTTCCTCGCAATCACCGAGGTCCCAATAGAGATCGCAGCGCTCGTTCGCAGAATCGTAGTACTGCGTCGGGTGTCCTGGGTCGTCGTTACATGTCTCGATCTCTGGCACGCACGCAGGCTCGCGCTTGTGGAAGAATATCGCAGACAGTTCAGGCTGCGACGGTTTCCACGCAAGCTCGAAGTCGGCGTAGAACAGGCCTTTGTTCTGCTTGTAGTTCGGGCAACCGAGATCATGCGTGACGAACTGCCATTTGCCTGCCAGATCGCGGGCCATGAACGGCATGTCTGGATGGACGCTGGTCGCGTCGGCAACCATGCACGTTCCAGCCGCCCTGTGCCAGATGTACGTGAAAGCGTACTGCGCCTTCTCGTAATCTGGGTTGGGCTCCATCCGGAGACCGGCACCTGTCTGCCAATTCTCTGTTCCGTCGTCGTCTTCGGCGCTCACATTGCGATAGGGCAACACAACTTGATACCTGTAATTAGCGCCGATTTTGCCAACGTAATTGAACCGGAGCTCAAACGGATCGACTGAAATGGCATAATTACCGAGTTGGCCGCTGAACCCGTATCGCCAATAATTGTTGGCGTCAGTCCAATCAGTGTAACGCCAGTAGCTGCTCAGCGGAGTTGTGGAGTCGCTGTTGGCCTGTCTCATGAGTTCCCACGTGGTTTCCATGCCCGTGATCAATTCGATCAGGCGTGGGAAATCTTTGCCAAGAACGTTGGTGTCCATGTAACCCTGCAACGTCATCGGCATGACCATGCGCTGAAGCGCTTGCGGAGACAGCTTGTACACCGTTGTCGGGTCAGCGTTGGTGTCGATGTAAATCTCGCCATCATCGCCGGATTCAACCCACTCGAACGTGAAATCCGTCAGAGTCGGGTTACAGATTTTCTTCGTCTTGGCGTGCATCGCCGCTCGCTTCTTCATGTAGTACGACATGATGATGTCGGTAGCCGGACGAAGAATGTTGTTGATGATCTGATCGAGGTGGTCTCGTGCATGGGAAACGTCCCTGATCTGATCGAAACACAGTAGAGCCGACTCCCAGCTTGAGATTTCCTTGTAAACGCTGTAGCGCGACCAGCCCCAGCCAATACGGGATGCCTCGACGTCGCAAGGCGTGCCACTACAGGCTGCGATGTCTTTAGCTTGCCACGCTTTCAGCGGATTGGGAAAGACCTGTTCGTACTTATCGAAGTACTGAACAGTGCCTTGGAAGTTTGACCAACTCTGGGTTTGCACCTTCCCAAGCCATGTTCCAGACATGGGGTGGAAGGCCTTTATGACTTCATCTTGAAAATGCGGAGTCTGGTCAACCAGATAGTTGACGAACTTTCGCGTGCAATCTTGCATATGCCAAACCAATAGAAACAACACGGTTAACGTTTGCTTCTCGGTTGGCGAGACCGATGGCGTCCGTTCGTCGGAAACCATCGCGTCCTGAAGACGCACGCCTTTGGCTGACGAGCCAACTACCGCGCCGGGTGCGATTCCGGCTTACGCTGATCGAAAATGGATATTACTTCAGCGATTTTGTCAAGTCAGAAATTAACTGAAATAGTCCTCCAACTTCGCGAAGGCATCTTTCTTCACCGGCTTGGCAGTGCCGGCAGCATCGCCAGCTTTGGCTTTCGGCGAGCTCTGGCGGTACTGCTCAAGCTCGTTTTCGAGCTCTTTCACTTTGGCCTGTAACCTTGCCCTATCGTGTGCAAGCGGACCGAACGCCACAATCATGTTTCTGGCAATGGCTTTGATCTCGGTGAGTTCATCGTCGCTCAGGTCATCCGAGCCAAGCAGGGCAATCTCGGCGTAACTGGCATATTTATCGGCGATCCTTTTGAGCTCGGCGTCGTCGTCGAACTTGAACAGGTCAGGGCGCTTGTTTGCTTCGCGCTCGATGGTCTGTTCCCAGATTTGTTTCTCGCGAACCCGTTTTTTGGCGAGCGTTTCTTCATACTCACGCTTGAACTGTTCAGCCGCTTTTGTGGCTTCCTCGTTGGCCTCTGCAATCGCAGCAATCTGGTCAATTACAAGCTGCGCTGCGTTATCGAAACGTTCATGCGCGTTCGTTATCGCTTCGTGCGGGTTCCGACTCCACATCGCAAATAGCTCGTTGATGTCCTCAGGTTTACCGAGCCTATCCTCAGCTGTCACAGGCAAGCGCTGAACGAGCTTGTATGCATTCTCGATGCGCTTTTGGAGCGGTTCGACATACTTGGCCCTGTACTCTGGAGATTTTGTGTATTCCGCGTACTTGAGTTCTTCGGCGAGTTTCTTGTTGGCGCGTTCGAGCTCCTCGATCCTGCTTTCGTACTCGCTTTTGACCTTCGCATGCTCCTCCTTCAGCTTTTGGTATGCCTCACGAAGTTGTTTTGGGCCCTCAAGTTTGTCTTGGATAGCCAACCTTTCATCCGGCTGGGCCGGTTTCGCTGAGATGTCAGCCAGTAATTCCTCGGCTGGCGATGGCTTTTGCGCTTCACCCGGTTTCTTGTCCTCAGTTGGCGTTGGTTCTTTTTGGTCGGCTGGCGGCTCTGGCGGTTGGGCAGGGACCAGAGGTTCAGGTTCGGTCGCCGGCTTGGCTTTGGGCTCCTCTGGGGGAACCTGTTGGCCGCCGAAGTAATCGTCGATGGCCTTCTTGGTGGTCGTTGGCTCGACCTTCGGCCTCGGCGCCGTTGTCCCAAACGGTCCTTTTGCTGGTTTATCCGGCTTTGCCGGTGCCTGTGCTACTGTCTGTTGTCCTTTCATATGTGTATCTGTCTTCTTTTGGCAGACCGAATTTCGGTGGTTTCACGAAGCTTGGACGGTCCACAACTGTCATCAGACGCTGGACAAATTCAGTCGCGCCTTCGATTTTTTTGCCCCCATCATCATCGTGGCAGACGTCCATCGCATAGTGCAGCAGACACGCTTGGATGAACGCTCTGTTCTGGGGGTTCTCGGCGAATGAAGATGCGAATGCTCGCCCGTCATCCTGTTCTCGAAACACCTTTGTTGGGTCAATCAGACTCATTGCTGTTGTGTTGGTTGTGGAGGTTTCGCAGCAGCCAATCTGCGTTGCTGTTCAATCTGGGCCGCTGTCAGGTAATCCTTCGCTTCAATCTCCGCCTGAGTCTTAAGTTGTTCAGCGGCAAGTTTCTGCTCATGCGCTTGCTGGCGTTGCTGCATCCGCTGTTGTGCCGCCATCTGCTGAGCCTGTGCCTTGGCCTGGGCTTGGGCCAAGATCGCCTGAACTTTGGCTTGGTCCTCCGGAGACATCTGCGGTCCTTGCTGTTGCGACATGGCCGCAATGGTCTGTCCAACCTGTTGCAGAGCTTGCATGATCTGAGTGATCACCGATTTCTTGGTCTCATCACCGGCGATCTGGTTCAGCACTGTCATGATGTGCTGGATAACGTTCGACAGGCCCAACAGTGTTTCAGGAGCCGGCACAGAACCCGTCTGGGCCAACTGGCGCACTCTCGCAGCGAGCAGGACGGTCAAAGACTGCGCGTATTGGAGATGATTGATTCCCTTGGGCACCATGACTGGCACAGCCTGACACAGCGATCCAAACGCGAGACTGGCGAACACATCTGTGTCGCTCGGTGGTTTCGGTTCATCGGGAACGAGCATGGCTGTTTTGTCTGGGTCGTCTGTCTGCGCCAACGTGAAGTCCCGAAGAATGATGCGCTGTGATTCTGGTGGGTAAAGCGCAATGGCTTTCACAAGCTCCGCCGTTTGCGATAGTTCAAGCATCTTGTTGCCACCGCCGATGGCGCGCTCTGGCACAACCGTCCATCTTTCAAAGTCAGATATTTCGTCCCAAACGCCTTGTTTGCGCATTTCCTCTTGGAATGAACGCACGTCTTGGTCCGTACTGCCAGGGAGCGCAAACCGCCGGCAAATCTCTCGGTATTGTTGCGTTCTGTAAACAGCTTGCATCTGAACCATCGAGTTCAGCAAGACGCCGGCCTGTTGGACTTGCGCCATCACCTGCGTGGCTGTCATGGCCTTTGCAGTCCCGGTGTCAGGTTCGGCCACGAAGGACGCGCTGTTCTCGTTGATGAACTGGCGAAGCATTGCCAAGCCAGCATTCACCAAGTTGTGGTTCACAGTGTAACGTTCGGTTGCTGGCACGTACTCGACGCCCCTTGGCAGAACGCTCATGTTGGCGAGCATCACATAGGCAAGCTTTTCCCTGTCTTCCTCGCCAACATTTCGGAATAGCTGGTTGCAAGCTTCGAATATGCTGTCCATGAACCGACAGAACAGCCTGTTCGTCATGTTCAGCACAGGGTAAAGGAGATAGCCTAAACCACGCACGCTGTGGTACTTGAACGGCGCAACGTTCCCGCCGTCTGCATACTGCACATGCAGGATTTGGTCAATTGAAGTGGCGAAATGTGACTTCTGCTTGTAGAGGAACGTTGGCTCGGATTTCTCGATCTTGTCCACTTGATCCTCGATGATGCAGAGCTCCCATCGAGGTTCGTCTTCGTCGTCTGTAAGCTGGTAAAACCACCAGAGTTTCGCCGACGGTATGATGTCGCTGGCGTAATAGAGACCGTTCTGCTTGAAATCTTCGGCGAGCTTTTCCGGAAACTCGATGCCAGCGGCTTGGTCTGATCCGAGATCACGACTTGCGAGTTCGGCCACGAGCCGTTTAACCGCTGGCACGTTCCACCCTGGATCAACCCGTTTTCTGGTCACATACCGCATAAGCTCAGCAGCCGTCGCTTCCTGATACACTGCGAAGTATTGGAGGTTCGAGAAATCAATCAGCGTGTTGCTGGGAACTTTCAGGTCTTCCACCGAAAGGAGACGCGGACACCATGCAAACGGGTCATCCCACATTGACGGTCCTCGCCCATGCAAAACCACGTTCGCATCGGCTCCGCGCAGAACCTCGTAATACCGCATCGAATCGCGCAGAATACGATTGATGCGCTTGGTCACAACCATAGATACGATATCCCGTTTTTCCTTGTCTTTGGTGTCAATCGTGACCGTGAAAAATCGCTCGCCCCTGAGCGCCGATTGCGCAAGCTGTCGTCGCGCCTCATGCGCTATCCGTGGAGCTATCAGGGGCTGAACGTTGGTGAATATGTTGTTTTCTTCAGCCTCCCGTTCCGTGTAAGGCGAGACGCCGTTGAACAGATTATTGATTGCGGCGCGGTTCGAGGCGCGTTGCGCGGCATCATCTTCCTTGAGTTTGCCAACTATCTTGGCAACTTTCGACGGGTCAGATATTCTCATGGTCAGTCACCACCGGGGCTTGAGACTACGGCCTGCTTAGGCTCGGCGACGTAAGCCCACGCTGCCGGCTTATTGGTACACAATCGCTCAAACCATGCATCGTTGTCAACTGCTTCGATGCGCCATTAGTGAAATGCAAAACAGCCATCGGCGGCCCTGGGTGACACTCCCCACGCCTAAAGGCGGGGGCTTCTGACGGACGCTTGCCCTTGCCCGCCCGCTTGAGGGGCAGACAGCGGGGCTGCGTTATCCGGCACGGGTGTGTCCCACCCGGCTCGACGCAAGATGTTCAGCGCCGCGTTGTGGTCCCGGTCGAGCGACAGGCCACAGGCGCAGGCGACCCAACGGGTAGAAAGGTCGAAGTCTTGGAACACAGCGCCACATTGAGAACAACATCTGGACGTATAGGCGGGGTCTACGAAGGCGACCTCACGACCGGCGCTTTCAGCCTTGTACGCGAGGTATTGCCGAAACGTAGCCCAGCCGCTGTCCAGGATGCTCTTGCTCAGATGATGATTGCGCACCATGCTGCGTACGCGCAAGTCTTCCAGCGCGATGCGGTCGTACTCGCGCACCAGGCTGGCGCTCAGCTTGTGCAGGAAGTCGTGACGCTGATTGGCAACGTGCGCTTGCTGACGATGGACGGCGCGCAGGGTCTTCTTCCAGTTGGCGCTGCCGCGCTTAGCCCGCGCCAGCTTACGTTGCAGGATGCGCAACCTCCGCTGCCCGGCGCGGTAGAAGGCCGGATGTGCAACCTTCGTGCCCTCACTAGTCGTCAGCAGCGCCGAGAGGCCCACGTCAAGCCCGACTGCTTTCCCGGTCTTGGGCAGCGGTTCTGGTTCCGGCACTTCGCAGGCAAAGCAGGCGTACCACCGCCCGGCCTTGTGCTGGATGCGAACGGTCTTGACCACGCCCTCCAGCGGTCGATGCCAGCGGACGCGCACTCGCCCGACGCCGTACAGCTTCAGCCGTCGCCCGTCCAGGCGCACCCCCATGCCGAACTGCTTGAACAGAAAGCTGTTGAAGCGGTTGCGGCCTTTGAAGCGCGGATAGCCGGGCTTCTCGCCCGCCTTGACGCGCCGGAAGAACGCCTCAAACGCCAAATCGACCTGCTCGATGACACTCTGCGCCGTCTGGCTGAACATCTGATCGGCGTGGGGGAACGTCCGGCGGTAGTGTTTGGCAAGCGCGTACAACTCCGCAGTGCTCACCCGGCGACCTTCGAGCTGGTAGGCGACCTTGCGCTCGGCCAGCGCCATGTTGTACAGGCCCCGGCAGGCGTCCAGCACGCGCCACAGGTTGGTTTCTTGCGAGCGCGTAGGGTAGAGGCGGTAGCGGTAGGTGCGGAGCATTCAGACTGCCTTTTGACTCTCGATGTACTGCTTAATCATCGCCAGCGGCGCGCCGCCAACAGTAGAGACAAAATAGCTGTGCGTCCACAGCGTTGGCAGACGGCTTTTCAGATGCGGGAACTCCTGACGAAGCAGGCGCGAGCTGCGACCCTTGACGCGCTTAACAAATTTGTGGATGCCGAATTGTGGGTCTACTTCGCACAGCAGATGTACATGATCCGGCATCACTTCCAGTTCCAGCACTTCGCTTCGTGTTTCGTCCGCAACCTGCTGGATGATAGCTTTCAGTCGCTCGTCCACGCCGTTTACCAGCACCTTGCGGCGGTATTTCGGGCAAAAGACGACGTGGTACTTGCAGGAGTAGACCACGCTGTTGTTGCTCTTGAATTCGCGTTGCTTAGTCATAACAACATTATACAACAGGAGGTTATCTAATGCAACAGACGTTTGGATTTCAGGGAAACGGCACTTCATCCCCACAGCTAAAGCTGGGGGCTTTCGTGCCGATTATTCGGTAAGCCCTGATCACTGGTGGAAGCAGCAAATCCGCAAGAATACTGATAACGCAGGTTACGCATAACAGTTCAATCAGTGAATGTGCTGCGCTGGTAGTTTTCATGTGTTTCCAATGATTTCGTTGGCAGAAACCGATGTTGGCTGGACAAAGTCGGAGATGTGGACGCCATAATTAACCGGCAACAACACAACCTGAATCCGTAGTCGAAGCGCTTGTCTGAGTTCGTCTTGGTTGAGCGTTGCCATTGTGTAATCCCCGCCCTTTACCCAAACGGTTGGCTTGATGCGTTCCAGCAGCCCAACAACATTCGTTTCCTCGAACACGACCACGTCGTCAACGCACCGCAATTCACGCAGAACGCTCTCCCGCCAAGTTACGGGTTGGATTGGCCTGCCGGCGCCTTTCAAGGCGCGCACCGAGGCATCCGAATTGAGGCCGACGATGAGTCTGTCGCCAATAGCACGCGCACGCTTCAGGAGATCAACGTGTCCAGCGTGGAGAAGATCGAAACAGCCGTTGGTTAGTACAGTGATCATGGTTCGTTCAGCAGAAAACGAAGTCCGGAGGGCAAAACGTGGTAGTTTCCTTTGGATTGAACATCTTTGCTGCTATGCCAAGCCACTCCGTCGGGTCGTGGCCTGCATATCTTTCCAGATAGTGGCGTTCATTTGAGTGCATGCCTGTAACGCCGATGTGACCCACTGTGCTCACCCGTGCCCACCTTGTTAGAATACCGTTGAGGATGAAGTATCGTGTAATAATGGCATCATCCATCTCGTACTCTGGGACGATAAGTTGTCCTCCGAAACCTGGTCTTGGTTTCCATTCCCATTCTCGCGATTCAATGTAATCAACGATTCCTTCCACAATTCGCGCCTCGGCTAGCGATCCAAGGTTAGAATACCAATATTCTTCTCTGTCTTTCATAGTGCGAATGAGCGAGCCAATCGTCCCGGGCCTCTGGTCGTCAAGCACGATTTTGAGCGCATCTTTCCTCACGATTGCGTCACCCGGCATCCAACACACGTATTTCGTTCCGAATGATACGGCATGCTGCAATGCGCGAGAGACATGCTTTACGCAGCCCATCCTCTCCTTGAAAACTATCCACTCATCGGCCAAGCCCTTGCACAGCTTTTCGGTACGTTTTGATACTGGCCCGTCGAGGCAAACAACGATCGGCCAGCGCCAACCGGCACGCCTGAGGCTTTCGAGGCAGCATCGCAGGAAGATCGGCCTGTCGTGCTCGATTACAAGTTGGACACAACTATCGAAATCACTCGGATTCATGCGTGTCCCTCATTGCTTCAGCCACACGCGCCATTGCGTAACGGGCGTCTCGGTTGAATCTAATTGGCCTTGCAGGGTTTCCAGCCCAGATTTCGTTTGGCGGGACGTCATGCGTCACGACGCTGCCGGCGCCAATTGTTGCGTTCTCGCCGATGGTGATGCCGGGCAATACGACGCACGCGGCGCCGATCGCAGCACCCCGCTTTACGACGGTCTTCTGCCACATTTTCTTTGATGGCGACGGTGGATACCGATCGTTGGTGAAACACACATGTGGTCCAATGAACACGTCCTCTTCGATTGTCACGCCCTCTGGGATGAAGCAAAACGCGCCAATCCGCGTTCTGTCGCCGATTACGACGTTGTTGCCAATCTCGGTGAACGCTCCGACGTTCACGCCAAAACCGAGTTTCGCCGTCTTATAAACGTTGCTTGGCTGCCAGATCATAATTGTCTCTTGAAGTGAGCTTTTTCACGGTCTCTGTCAACAAGTTCAAATCCCTCTGTTCTGAACAGTCTGACCACGCCAGGCCAGCCGTACTCCAAAATGTGAGTGCCACAATAACCGGTCCAATCTTGGTTTTCGTTTTCGCCGACAGGCACTTCGATTATCCAATCTGTGGCCGTTGGACAGTTCTTGATCACCCCTGACAGTTCATGAGCCTTCATGTGCTCAAGCACATGCATGGCAACCACGCAGTTGGTTTCTGGAAGCCGCGTGTTCCACGGCCAACTGTCAAGTTCAAGCCATTCGATCTTTGGGTGTCTCACTCCGTTGGCGACTGCGCTTCTGCATATCTCTGCCATGTACCATCTTTCTACGTGTTCGACTTCGTCGAGGACTTTCGCTGCGAATTCTCCTTTCCACGGACCAAGTTCGAGCACAGTAAGCGGTTTGGTTATCGTTTTCAGGCGAGCGACGGCATATTGATGATCCCCATACGCCTGATTGTTGTACTGACTCCAAACCCTTTCGTAGAAAAGTTGATGTGCCTCAAACGGCCAAGTGTCATACATCTTTCGCCAATAGTCCCAATCGAGGGGTATCCTGATGCAATCGGCCAGTGGTTGCACAAAAACGGCTGCTGCTCTGGCTGCATCAGTCTCAATATGCCTCCATAGCCTTGGAAGATGCACTGTAAACCACCATTCGTTGCAACTCCCGCGACAGGATGGGTCAAAAAAGCTTTTGAGAAGCAACAGTGACTGGATGCTCCTGTCAGCACGTGTCCTGTGATGAATTACTTCGATCTCTGTCGGTTCAACCGCGAATTCGGATTGGCCGCTTCTGTTGGGCAACACCATCTCCTCGTGAATTGCTCCGGAGTACCGAATGCCGGATGCTTTTCTTATCAGCCTTATTCTGTAACCGTCTCCGAGCACGTTGACATATAGGCCATCAGCGGACGTGCCCGACAACCTGGAGATTTCTTCATTCACTTTTCCGCCGTTCCTTACCTCCTCGTCCGAAGCAAGAATCATAATCCATTCAGTGCCAATCGTATCTATGCCAAGATTCCAAAGCCCAGCATATCCATCTGTCAGGATAAAATCCATCGGAACAGGTATAGCGAACATGTCTAGCCCGTACTCATCGGCTTTCTTCGCGATCATGTCGGCCAGACCAACTCTGAAGTATTCGTGGCAGACTACAACGACTTGATCTGCGAAAGGCTTGATGGACGAAAGAACCCTATCGTAGTGCTCGTCTTTTCGCCCGCAGATAGCCGTGACAACACCTATTTTCCCCGCCATCGTGTTGTTACTCTGCGGTGTCTTCATCTTCAACGGCTTTCTGACAATCTTGCGCATAGCTCGTGGTGGTAATCAAAGGTGTCGAAAAACGAATCTATTCTTGCCTGATGGTGTACGTCTTTGCTGTGGACTATGCATTTCCTCTTGCTCATCGGCCCATAGACAACTCTGAGGGCAGACATCACTGGCCATTCATGCACAGGATGTTCCCACGTAACGTGCGGTTTGTGTAGCTTCGGTTGCCAATCGGGCCAGTTCTCACCCTCCGAGACGGTCCCGTCCGAGTTATGCATGACGTTCATGCGTGGCAACATTACGATGTCGCACTTGAGCGTCGTGATGAACCGCAGCGAGCTCCATAGTTCAGGCGATAACGTCTCGTCCGTGTCAAGTTGAAGCACCCAACCATGCCTAACGAGAGAAGTTGCGAAATTGCGCTGCACCGAGAAGTCCTTATTCAGAGGATGCCTGATGTATTCCACCCATTGAGCCGCGTAGTCTTCGATACCATCATCTGGATTGTCGTCGAGAACAGTAATGATCCTGTCAACCTTACCAATGGCATCTTGAATGAGGTTCCGATACCCGTCGGCATACCACTTCGCGATACAAACAAGCGTAATCATGCGTAGCTCAAAATAATCCTCTCAATCCAATCTGCCGCACGGTCCCACGTGTACCGGTTTGCGTTCGCAATGGCGCACTTGGACATGCATTGTCTGCGTCGTTCCGGCATCTCTGTTGCTACCTTGATTGCTTCAACGAGACTGCTTTCGTCTGGCACATACCAATTACCGTCACCCTGATGAAAATTCATGTCGGCGACTTCAGGCCTTGAGCGAACGATGATGGCACAGCCCGTGTCGGTAAACTCGGTGACGCCGCCGCCGTCTAGAACGATCGGGACAGCGCCGCATGCCATCGCTTCGTGAACATGTAGTTCCCATCCGCCGGTGGCAATGTCAATTATGTAGTCAAGGCTCCTGTACCACTCGGCAAGCTCGTTCTCGGGCAGATACTTGTTTATCAGGCGGATTCTGGTATCGTCGGGAACATTCGGCGGTGCATCACCGTATCCCTTCAGTTCAAGAATCGCGATGGATTCGTTTGGGACGACTTGAAGGAATGCGTTGATAACCTTGTCTGGCATCTTTCGCTGGAGGCATGGTTTGCTCCATCTCGCCGCATATCCGAAGCGCAACGGCCCTGAACGTTGCGGCCTACCGACAGGGTTGAACACGTCCTGGTCAATCCCCAGTGTCGCAAGATGAATCGGAACTGTCAGGCCGGAACGTCTGAATGCGTCATAACAGAACTTCGATGGAACGATCACGCACTTGGCCCTGTTCAAAGCGAAGACGGACTCCGCCGGCAATTTGTCCTTTTCCCAGATGGTAATCACGATGTCATTATCGGCCACCCTCGATGTCACTGCGTCCAGCGCGTCAAACACGATCCGCTGGCAGCCATCAGTAGCCACGGCACGGGCTTTCCATGGATGTTCCACGATGGTTTCGTCGGACCGAGTCGGAATCCAGTTAACCCGCACTCTGTGCAGTCGTCGCGCAATGTTGTAGGCCCATCTCCCGATGCCGCTGTTCGCGTCGTATAGGGCACGCCATTCTACTTTGGCCGGAGGCTCGATGTCAGGCAGGTTGCATCCCGTCCCGTATTGAAAACCACGGTAGTTGAAATAGCAGTTCGGAGTCCCAGAGGAGTATTCGACGATCACTGGCCTCTGGAGGCCAACTGCGACCGAGAGCGCAAACGTCTGGTTGCTGACGACGAGGGCTGACGATGCAATCAGTTGCGCCATCTCACGGGCGTCTGCGACCCTCCTAAACGGCACTGGCCCGACCTGTGCTACGAAATCGGCATGTTCCTCAGGCAATCCGACAAATACTGCCATTTCACCGTACTTTTGGTGAATTGCTTTCCAGTCGAATGCCTTTGATCTGTACCGCAGACTTCTGGCGAACACCACCGGAAGCGAGTCTGGCACGGTCTCGCAGGTCAACCACGGTTCGTCGTCGAGCCACGACGGTGCTTTGAACCATTCAAGGACCAGCGAACTGAGCCGGTTTAAACGGTGTGCCTCGAACTGCGAGGAGTAAATCAAGTTCCTGAACTGATTAAGGTCAACGCAGGTTTCCGGTTGCTTCTCTGAAAACGACACGCTCCGGATGTACGGCTGTGCTTCAAGCAACGGCCTGATGAAATCGAATCGTGCCAGCGAAAGCGGTTCGCGTGTCCTGAAGTGATTATTGTGCGGGGATGGCCCAAGCACGAGATGTCCGCCGCCAAACGCCTTGATCAATGGAAGCGCATAAATGATGTCGCCCAAATCCCCAGAATGCCAAAACGTGTCACAGTCGGGTTTCGTAATTGGCCAGATGGAAGCGCCAACTATTTCCGAGATTGCCACGTCGAGCTTCGGGCTCGATTGATTTTCAGGAACGGCAACTTGAGGGCTCGACGAAATGAGCCTGTACAGTTGACCTTTCTTGTCACCGTGAACGAGAACCGCACCAGGCTTGACTTGACTGAGGCTGTTCCATTCGATCTGCGTTCTGTCTGGTCCGAGCGCGAACTGGATGAGGTTTGTATGAGCGAGCTCGGCTTGTAATTCCTCTGACAGCGCTATGTCGAACGGTTTCTTCGGATCCGACTTGATCTTGTGAATGAGGTGGTGCTGGAGTTTGCCAGGGTACACAGCTACACCGTTCATCACGAATAATGGCAATGGCGGCTTGCAGGCGATAAGCGGTCCAAGGAATGGTTTGCCAACCCTCAGATATTCGTCTTTGATGTCCCGCCACCAGTTTCGTCTGAGCGGAAGACAATCAGCTTCAAGAAACATCCACGCTTTTGCCCCGATTCGCTCGGCTTCCATGGCCGCTGAAACAAACGCCAGGTTCGGTCCCAGCGGCCAACGTTTCCTTCCGATGAACGGTTCCTGCTGATGCACGACAACATGATCAGCACCTTGCTTGGCAATCTCGGATAGGGCCAAGACATCTCTGTCAGGCAATCTGTCTGGCAAAAGAACAAGATAGGGGATTTTGTCACCGCCGAGCTCGACATGGAATCTGATCAGCCGTTCAGCCGCGTCGAAGTCCAACCTGCAAAACGGCAGGAATATGACGAAGCTCAGGTCTCGCGCTCGTTCAGTATCCAGCACTTTGGGTCGAGCTCTTTGAGCGTGGACGACGGCGTCCACCTGAGGATGTGCGACAGTGGCACCCACACTTTCATTGCGATCAGGCACGAGCACACGGCGCACTGGTTGAATCTTTTTAGGTGCTCCAGTTGGAGTTGCTGGCGCGTTTCGAGTCGCCACAGGACTAACAATTTTTCCTGTGCCTTTGCCATCCAAGTTGCCACTCTGCCTGACGGTTTTACGTTGTAGATGCAGTTTGCGCATATCCGTGCTCGTTTAATCGCTAGTTCCTCAGGTACCGGTTTGACGCGGAATCCCAACAGGTGCGTTAACGCGGCTGCGCCGTGTGCGTAGTGTGGTCGCTGTTTTTTTCTTTCCGCACGATTTGCACCCTGATTTTTTCTGTTGGTTCTGGATGTTCGCATAGAACGCCTTGATCGGGTCCGATGGTTGCGATGTCGCCTCGGTCTTCAATGTGAGCGACAGACCGAGTTGCTTTCTTTTTGCCACCAGCAGGTCGTACTGTGCCTGCTCGTAAGTCGCCCTTGGGCGTTTGTTCCGCATCCGGTAACGCCAGATGTCGCGGGCTACAATCCAAAAGCTGTGGCCGGAGAATTGCGCGCCTGTGTCGGCGTCTGTGTATGTCCAAGGGCCTTTCTTTGGTACGGCCAAGTTCAGTGGTTTGACGAATGGGTCCAGTCTCATGCCTCGATTAAATCGTGTTTACGAATCAGCTTCAAAAACGATTGGTTAGCTTCTTCGAGCCATCTTACCCTTGTTGGGCGCGTTCCAAGCCGTTGTAAGACGCCAATCTCGAATCCGTTGCGCCGTGCAACTTCGAGCCCAGCAACGAACGCATCGAAAAGGTCTGGGGATTTCCCAAGCCGTTTTCGAGTGTTTGATTTGGGCTCGACATCTTCTTTTCCATCTTTGGTGATCAGGTATTCACGCATCGAGCCTTCTTCAAATAGCGACTGCGTGAGCCCGCGAATCTGGCCAGCGACGATCGCGTTGCGTGCCGCAAACCAAAGTGCGCTGACCATTTTCCCGTACAGTTCGCGTTCGGTCTTCTCGGAACCGAGCGTAGGTTTCCGGTCAGGAGGTCGCCCGCCGAACTCGATCGGAACCACATGCGGGTCCCAGATTCTAGCCAATGACACCGCAAGCGCTCCGTGCCCTGTTGCGTCAAAGCCGCAATGGTATGGTTTCACAGAAAACTTCTGGGCGTACTCCCTGACGTATTGCGCTATCTGATCCTCGACGGTTGCTGGCTTGCCTTCGCTGTCGAGTTTCCCTGTGATGGTGGGGATCACAAGCGGTCCGTCTGTCACGGCACAGATTTGGTAGCCGTGTATGTCTCTGCCAACGGTGAGCAGAACAATCGCGGTCCTGTCGCCGTCGTCGAACGAAACCGCTGGATCGAGCCCAATGAAGTTCGTCAGTTCAGAGTTCGCGTCCCAGATAGGCTCGCCGAATGCGTTGCCCCGTTCGCACAATGCGCGGGTGATCACGCGCCGGCCAGACACATCGGCTGGCATGATGCCAAGGTCCATCATCTGGAACTGCCACGATTTCTCCCCGTACCTAATTTTGTCTTCCTCGACCTGACGCGGCGTAATCAGATATGGAAACTTGGGCTTTTCCGATTGGAAATTCGGGCCGTCAAGGCCGTAGAGTTGGATTGCGATTGCGTTGTGGCCAACTGCCGGCCACGTCATTGTCTTGTCAGTAGTGCCAAGGCCTTCCCAACCACCGATCTCTTTGGCAGGCTCAGCAATGACACCGAGCGCGTCCATTCTATCTTTCGGGTTACCGAGTGCAACGAACTTCGTTTTCGGGCTCTTGCGCAGGTTAGCCGTCGCGTCCCAGAACGTGCGCGGCATCAACGAAGCTTCATCGAATATGCCGATAACTTGGTCGTTATGCAGTCCAACGTAGGAATTGTGCACAACAAGACCGGATGTCACGAATGACGGGTGTCCCGACACTGTGAGATTGTGGACAGTACAGCTTCCATCACTGTTGACGACGAGTCCAAGACTTGCTGGTTCGAGAACCTCAACAGACGCCACCCCCGCAGACGTAGCAAGCATTCCTTGTGTATGTCCTGAGAACGTCTCCTCGATTTCTTGTGCAATCTCTCGTCTATCTCCACCGTAAATTCGCATTGCTTCATCGGCGCACACCAGCACGTCATTGCATGTTATGTCAATGGCTCTTTTCCATCCTGCTCGCGTTAGACATTCATGATTTGGCGTGGCAACAATTTCTCGTCCATCAATGGTTCTGATGCGAACCAGACGATCAGCTAGTCGAGCCTGCGTCGCTTGTACAGTACCTACTCCGATTGCGTTGAAAACTGCGTCTCCAGGTTTTATCTGCTCGATTGGCTTCTGTCCTTGCGGCGTGTCAATTAGAGTCCCCGGCGGAAAACAGCCAATACCAACCCATTCGTCGCCGACACGGCAGGCGAGACCAATGATCGCATCCTTTGGGTTACGTTTTTCATCCTCGTATGGTTCCGTCGGATAAATCCTGAACTCGCTGTCAACGATATAGCCGGGAGCGTCGGGCCGGAGTTGTTTGACTCTGCGGACGATTTCGGTGATTGCGCCCCAGACACGCAGTTTCAATCCCTGCATTGTAATGGACGAACACAATATGCTCGTTCCGACCGGCCTGCAAAAGAACTCCGCGTAAGCACACATTGCAGCCGTGTACGTCTTGCCGGATGCAGCAGGTCCAAGCACTGCTATTGTGTCGTAGATAGGCCACGCCTCGATGATGCGTTCGGCGTAAGAATGCATTTGGAACCACGGCGCAAGGGCGCGGATCAGTTGTTTGAAATGATGCTTGGGGCCCTCACCGTACTTTTTCCCGTCGAGCTCGACGTAACCACCCATCGCGTACATGTAACCCTCGATCTGGGCAGGGTCCTCTGTGGTCCAGCCCAAACCGTACATGTAGGTCTTTGGTTTTGCTTTACCCTTGAGCGGCGGCATTGTTTCTGAACAAGTAGCACACTGTCTCGCAGAAGTCCACAACAAAATGCTTGACTTTTAATTCCGTCATTGGTAATGTTGCGACATGAAGACGAAAGTGCGTGAGTCTGATTTCCCTCGGTCTCCATTCGAGATTGATGAGAACGAATTGAAGCATTTGGATAGGCGAGTGAGATGGAGAATCCTGCGCATGCGCGAAGGCCGGTGCCCACAATGCGGGCGTGTCCTCGAGACTGACATGCGACTGTGCATACGTTGCACGGTCAAACAACGCGAAAAGGGCCGCCGGAGATTTGGTTGCAAGCGTCGATGGCGCAGCAGATCGTACGAACTCGAAAAGCTGATCAACGATGCCGAGGATGACGCAAAGTGAGTACGAGGCTTGGTTGGCCCGTACTGAAGGCGTAAAGCAGGTCCACGGCTGCGACGAAGTGTACCGTGAGCTTGCGGTACACACGCAAATCCTCGGTGAATGCAGACGCCGTGGTTGGTACATAGTTCATGCGCGGCCTGACGTTCCAACAACGACGGGCAGAGGCGTACCCGATTTTGTGATCGCAACTGAAGGCGGCAAAACGTTGTGGGTCGAGGTGAAAGCTGCCAAGGGCAAGTTGAGCCTCGAACAACGCGCTGCCGCAGCGTGGCTGCAAAAGCTCGGTCACGATTACGCCGTAGTCCACAGCCTGCAAGAGTTCATCGAACTTGTGCGCAAAAAGTAAGATTTTCCACTTGACAAAACGCTGAAACTCTGATTGAGTTTCGCCAATGAAACGTCGTGACGCAATACTTGAAATCAAACCAGATTTGCCCTGCCGGAACTCCTACGGGCCGGGACCCGGTCGTACATGCAGAAATACCCGGTCGCAAGATTGGGTCAACTTCAGCGTCACGAAGGGCGGCCCGCTTCAAAAAAATCAATCCCCTAGACATGAAAACCACACAAGCGGAAGAATTACTCAGAACACGCCCCATGACACCAGAGGTGCTGGCGATCTCAAAGCTCCAAATTGTTGGTGACGTAGTACCGAATTCGTGGTACCACAACATCACGCTGCCGTCTGGTCGTTCCGACGCGCTCGGAATTGTGATCTTAGCGCATATTGTCTCTTGGTACGTTGGACAAGGGACTTACTTCGGAAACACAGACCAGATCATCCGTGCACCTATCGTCCGCTCCACGGAACCATATCACGCGACATACAAAGAAATCGCAGAGAGATTCTGTGTTACGGCACGCATGGCGAGGAATGCGTGCCATCGCCTCAAGAAAGCGGGGTTGCTCACAATTCACATCGAGCCAAAAGTTCACCTCGGTGACGACCTCTGGGCTTACAACGTCGCCTACTTCATACCAAATTGGGACAAGATCACTGAATTGGACACCCGAAACGCAGAGGAGGCAGAATGAAAGCAAGACTCAAGACACATCCGGTAACGCGAGAAGTATTCGAAGTTGGCAGGCGTGACTGGAGCGGCAATTCGATCCCAAACCATTGGTGGGGGATGATAACGTTGCCATCGGGTCATTGCGACCTGCTGGCGATAGCGATTCTCTCCGAAATAATCTACTGGTATAGGCCGACCGAAATCCGGTGCCCTGAGAGTGGTGAAACGCTCGGGTTCACAAGGAAGTTTGACGGTCCTCTCTACCAGCGTTCGTATTCATCGTTGGCAGCCAAGTTCAAGTGTTCGGTTAGGGGCGTTAAGGCTGCGTGTTACAGGCTCAAAGCCCTTGGGCTGCTGGATATAGTGGTCAAGCACGGGGTACGGACAAATGGTGGCTCTGTTTTGAACAACGTCACCTATCTGGTGCCACGCATTGACAGGTTGGACGATCTTGCAGGCTCCGCGCCATTTGGTGAAGTTCATGGTGAAGGAGACACTACGGTGTGCGCTGACCAGACCAGTGCACACCATGGTGTGCGCTTAGCGCACACGTCCATGAGCACTCAGTGCACACCACGGTGTGCAACTAATACGGAGATTCCATGTACGGAGATTCCTACGGAGATTCCTAAATCACCCCCTCTTACTCCCCCTCAAGGGGGAGAACCTGTTCCGGCGAACAGCGAAAAGGCGAAGCGAGCAAAGACTGACAAGCCAACCCCTGAGCAGATCATCGCCATGCTACCAGAAAAGTTTGCCACGCCAGAGATAAAACAGGCATTGTCAGAGTTTATTGACATGCGTCAAAGAACTAGACGCCCAGTCAAAACTGAATACGGAGCGAGGGGGATAATAAACTCGATCGTTGCTTGCGGGACGCCTTTGCTTGCCTTGGCTGCAATCCGTCAGTCGGTTGACCACGAGTGGCAGGGGATATTCCCGCCCAAGTCCAATGGTACGCAACCGGCCTGGAACGGCACGTCTCAGGGTGGAAGAGCCTCGCCGATCGAAATCTTGGCTGCTGAAAAGCGAATCAAACAGCTTGAAAAGCTTGTTCAGGAGCTCGATGACGACCTGTACTATGTGACACGGTCAAATGCGAGGCCTGAACAACTGAAGAAGCTGGATGAACTTGATCGCTACAGAGAGATGCTCGAAAAGGAGCGGCGGTTTGTTGCAACCGGCCGGACGTCTGAGCTAGACGGGGTGGAACATGATCACTGACGCCTTCTACAACACGCGTGAACTGGTCGAAAAGGCCATTGTCGGTTGCCTGTTGCAGGACTTCGACGCCACGATGCGGTTCCTCGTCGGGTCAGGCATAGACGGGCCAAACTCGTTCTCGAACGACTTTGCCAAGACGATACTCGAAACGGCGTTGGCGCTGTCCGAACGCAAGAAACCGATAGATAGCACGACGGTGTACACCGAGATTTCCAAGCGCGGCTTATTCGCCAGACGCCACAGCGAGCTCGCGACATACATATCGGCTGCAATTGATTTCGCCCCAACAGTCCACATTGCGGATTACTTGGCCGGCACGCTCAGGAGCATGATTGCTCACGACAAACTCAAAACCGAGATTGGCAAAATATCTCAAGAGATTGACGCAACAACGGACGCTGTCAGCGTCGCCAAAGACGCCGCAAACAGGTTCGAGGCAATCGCAATTGATTGCGCCGAACGCGAAGAAACCATTGTAGACGCTGTCAGGGCGAAGGACGATGCGCTTCGTAAGCTCGATGAATATAAGGACAGAAGCAAAGTGCGAAGGATCAGCTTTGGAATTGACGAACTCGACAGGATTGTCCACGTGCACTCTCGGACGCTTGTCACAATCGCCGCAAGACCGAGCCAAGGCAAAACTGCGCTGGCATGCCAGGTTGCGCTCAAGGCTGCTGCCGCTGGTACCCCAGTGCTATTCGTAACGCTCGAAATGCCGGCATGCGACCTTGTCCAGCGTATGTTGGCGCATCTGTCAGGCGTGCCGCTCAATGCAATTCGCTACGGCATGGTTCCAGAGCAACTTGGCAATTTCAATGCAGCGTCAGACAATTTCGAGTTCTTGCCAATCCGGTTCATCGAACGCGGATCGTACACAACGGAACAACTCGCCGTTGACGTAGAACGTGAAGTCGAGATGCATGGCGCGCAATTGCTTGTTCTGGACTACGTGCAATTGATGCGCCCAACACGCAAATGCGACAGGCGCGAACAAGAAGTCGCCGAGGTGTACTCTACTTTGTGCAGAATCAAAGGTGACAACAACATCGCAGTAGTCGCGCTTGCGCAGTTGAACCGTGACGTCGAGAAATCAGAACGTAAACCGCGAATGTCTGACATCCGCGAATCAGGGGCAGCCGAAAACGACAGCGACGTCGTAATGTTCATCCACAAACACGCGAAAGAAAAGGACGCCGAGGACGCGCCTGTCACGCTCGTTGTTGGCAAAAACCGCAATGGCGCAACTGGCGACATCGAATGCGTGTTTCACAGACCGATTTTCACTTTTTCATCAAAAATCACTTGACAAGTCACAGGAAATACAGTAACGTGAAGCCATGAAAAAGAAATACCGTAAAGCCGAGATTCTGGTGTGCAGGAGGATGCCTGAGTCTGAAGGGTTCGAGCTCAAACATCTCAAGCCTGAATGGGAGGATATGAGATGGCAGGTTGGCACGTTGAAGTACAAATACAACGGCAACCCGGACCCGTCAGTTGCTAGTCTGTTTGACCGTTTCACGAAGTCCGAACGAGATGACGTCGCGTTCCGGATTTTGGGCCACGGCAGAACGCTCCGAGAAGCAAACATCATGGCCGGGTTCCATCCGGACACTGTAATGCGCGACATTACCGACGTGTGGAGGCTCGGCAGAAGTGCGTTGCTTGAATTGTTGGTAGAGGATGCCGATCGAGATGAAAACGCCGATAAATGTCCTGGTGCTGGCGCTGCTAATAGCACAACCAACACGGGCAGCGATAGCGTCGTGGTACGGCAATGAATGCGCCGGCAAACCAATGGCGAATGGAAAACCATTCAATCCAAATGCGATGACATGCGCAACTTGGAAGTATCAGCTTGGAGAGAGACTGCGCGTCACGTACGGCAACAGAAGCGTTGTCGTCACCGGCACGGACAGAGGGCCTGCAAAACGTCTGAATCGCGACATAGACCTGAGCATGGCAGCGTTCAGAAAACTCGCACCGCTCGAAGCTGGGCTGCTGAATGTCAGAATTGAACGAGTTAGATGATGGCCATGAATGGATTCAGATGCGTACACTACAGCAAAGTCATTTTAGCGACGATGACATTTAACCAATCGATTTCATGTGAACACAACAATCTCATACGTGGTCGGTAGAATCGAGTTCTGCGAGCTCCCGCCGGAGGCTCGCCAATGGAAGCGCAACACGAAGTGGGATGAACAGGTGCGCTATTCTGGTGAGGACTGGTGGGTGCTTGACAACCGCAAAACCGTCACGCTGTCGAAGGCGGCAACGAAGCCAGAGACAGCCGTTGCGCTCGTCAGGTTCACAGCCGAGTACAGACCAGAAAGGGTTCTGACGATTTACGAGGTAACCGCAGTGCCGACACGCCGCGCTGTGCTGCGCCTATACATCGAGCTTGGGGCGACGGTGCTAAAAGCTTTGCTTCGCGCTGCTGATCTGAAGGCGCCATTCATACAAAAGGCGAACGAGATTGTAGCGGACATTGAGAAGACGAAACGTGAATTGCTCGGAGTCTGATATGACCAGCAAATCTGAAGACAGTCATTACCACAGGCTAATGTGCCTGAAGTGCGGTAAGGTCCTCGAGGAAAACAGCGGCTTGTGCCCGAAATGCGGTTCGGGTTTGGAACTGTGGACGTTTGTGTGCGACATCTGGGATTGCAGATCGCTGGCACAGGAGTCTGTTACCTGCTGGGATGAGGAGTATCTATTTTGCGAGCACCATTACAAAAAACTGGTAGAATGCGTTGGGAAATGTTCCGGCCAGCAGTAAAGCAATAGAGCATACTCGCATGCGAAAAACAAAGATCGAATACTGCGACATGACATTTGCACCGTGGTACGGGTGCACAAAGGCAGGTCCTGGCTGCGCGAACTGTTATGCTGCGACATGGGCGAGGAGGTTTGGGATATGCGGCTGGGGCGACGAACAACCGCGTGTGGAGAGCAACAAATGGGATGAGATGGTTGAAGCAAACATGCGATTGTCGCAGGGCGAAAGTGCCGTATTTCATCAAGCAAGCGAACAAGAAAACGACGTTGAACGGTGACGATTGGGCCAAAGGCAGAACCAAGGAACAGATTGCGGTTGGATTATTCGAGGTATTAAGGAAGGAAGGGTTATGGGCAAGGCAGTTACCATGGCAGATTGGAGCGCATGCAGTCCCACGCGGGCTACTGGTATAATCAAGTTTTGCGAGTTACCGGAGAAAGCATTTGACTGGCAGTGGCACGAGCTTTCACCGTGGAAGGTGCGTATATGGGTTGAGGCGTACTGGCTATCATCGCGTCCGAGGGAGATTGACATCGTTGACGCGAAATCAGCTTTGCAAGCATCACTACAGGAAACTAACACAGAAAGCACAGGAATAGCTATCTATGAAACGAAGACAGTATGTGAACACTGAAGACGGGGTGTGGTTCGATGTTGACCGACACGATAACCGCATCATGTGCTGCGACTGCCATCTTGTGCATCGCGTTGACGTCAAAGTCGTCGGCAAGCGCAAGCGTGTATTCATGCGGTTCAGACGCGACAACTGCGCCACCGCAGCAGCAAGACGACGTATGACCGGATTAAGCGAGCTATTGAAGAAGAACACAGAGCTGGTGAAGCCAAAACCACCGGGTTTGCGGAGATGACACGCATATGATCAAAACAGGCTACAAGGTAGCGGTACCGACGATTGACGGGGATTGGATGTGTGAGCACTCGCTTATGCCAGCGATGGTGAACTGTTACGGACTATTGTTCGATCAGTGGACATGGAACGAACGGCCTGTTGGCTGGGGACCGTTTTCGGCGTTTGAATGTTTTGACGATGCGGTATTGTTTGCCAGGACGATCTTACACCGTCAACCGCAGCTTTACATGTGCGAGTACAGGCCTGCGTCTGACGTGTTGTACATGCCTGAGGGCGGGCTGTTTGTACTCTGGATGCAGCCATTTGAGCGTATCATTGGTGTGAGACATGACGAGGTTCCGTCTGGCACTGTACGAGCAAATGCGTTCAGGTTCATCGAGCGGCTCAAGATTCCTTTCCCGCCGATTGGCAGAATTATTCCTGCAAGCTCGACCGAACCGTGTCAGGACTGACAAGATTGAACCGGCGGAACGGGTCAGGCGGGAATGTGATCCATTCAGACATGTATGAAGCGCTTGGGATACAAATTAGTGGCAGAGAAAACCGAACCTGACTGGGACCCTGCGGTGCGCCTGGGACCGGCTCTTGTCTGCGTTCCAGGGCTGTGGTACGACGATTGTGGCTGGAACGAACGTGTGCGTGGTTTTGGTCCGTTTGCTCTATTCGACAAGGTCGGGCCTGCTCTGGATTTCGCAGAATCAATGATAATCAACCGCACATTCCGTTTGTTCTTCTGCGAATACGAGCCTGCCTGTGACGTGTTGTACGTGCCGGGGCGCGAACCGTTGGCGCTTTGGATTGACTTATGCGGCGAGAAACTCGGCGTTACATTCCTCGAACTGCCGCGTGGGACTATCCGCGCAAACAGGTTCAGGCTGTTGGATGAACTTCGGGTCGAATTACCACGTCTTCGATAGTTTGCGCCCGCATCTGAGCCCGTTCAACCTCAGGCTGGCTGCGGGGCATCTCGATGTCCAAGCCCTTCTGGTTCGCCTCACTGACGGCTTGCTTATCTTCTTTCAAGCGCTGTCTTCTTGACATTGCGTACTGTCGCTGATATTCGCGCCTGTTGATACGCATCATTTCCTTCTGGTACTTATCGCCGTTCAGCACAAGCCAGCCATCCTCGACTCGCTCGATCCGACGCCCTTCGTTTTCCTGTCCTGGCCGCACTGTGTCTGGTTCTGATAATATCCGCAGTCCATCCTCGACCTGCTCCATCGTCAACCGCGAATCACGCGCCAACGCATACGTCGTGCATCGCACAACATGATCCCTATCCTGCCTAGCCAGCATCGTAATCCACAGCACCCGCACGTGCAGCGGTAAATCCCATACGCTGGAATCCAATATACTCGAAAATAACGGTGTGTACCTTTGCATACGCCATAACCTATACCAACACCGTCAACATTGTCAACAGTCCAAGTTGACATTTGTTGATTTTGTCGATGTCGTCTTTTTCGCTGATCGTTTACACCCAGTCAACACGTGTCAACAAAGTCAACACTTTCGCAAATCGTCAATACCTGGAACCTAGATACTAAATAACTAGCCCCCCCAACCCCGTTGCCTATCCAAACGGCTATCTGTACCTACCACCGCTTGCCAAGCTTTTAATTGTCCTTTAACCCTGAGGGTTAACATAAGCTAACATTGTCAACACATGTCAATAGAGTCAACATTTTTGCACGTTGTCAACACTCCGTCGATACCCTGTCACCTTGTTGTTTTTTTCAACCACCCCACTCCCTACCCTACGAAAAAAACGAAAAAACCCCCAAGTGTCGCACTTATTTCGTTTCTTTCGTACAGTTTGACCTGTGCTCACCAACTACTATATCCCGCCCACACATCCACACGGCACTATCCCATTGCTAATCCGGACAAACCAAGCCAAAACCAGCACAAACCCCAGCGTATGTCAGTACATTCCACGCTCAAATCAAAACCAACCAATACCCAAATCTACACTGCCAACAAGCAACCCAAGCCACTCCCAACATTCTGCTGCCATATGCGCTGTTCCTCGGACTAGACCACGGGTCCCTACCGACTTCATATCACACCGGCGGGTCCCTCTGGGGGTGCGGGTCCCGGGTGGCGGGCGGGCACGGGCGAGAAATAGATTCCTTGCTGGCGGGCGCAGGCTGGCGCGGGCGGCCGGGGGGGGGCGGCAGGCGGGCTGGACGGCACTGGCAAGCTCCCGGCTCCCCCAAAACCCCCGAAATACCCAGCGAAACTAAACTCTGATCAGCACCCCGCTATCCTGATACCCCCCGACTGAGAAATCTTCAGAAAGTGCCCAAGGCTGCGTCCTACCAGAAAAAGAAGGGCATTTCATTTTAAAAGCTACTCGGACTCCCCAGACTCGCCGGACGGCTGAACCGGACCAACCCCCAGCACCCCGAGACCGGAGCGCGGCTTGCGCGGCTTGCGCTCCGGCCGGATCGAGCCCGGCAGCGGCCGGCCGGCGGAAATTCTCTCTCGTTCACAAGCATTTTCCCAGGCGCGAACCACCCTATCCAAACAGATTGCACGTTGTTTCAGCTCTTCGTCCAGCGGGTTTTCGGCGATTTGGACAGCGAGTCTAAAACACAAGTCACGCAACTTGCGGGCTTGCACGCGGTTGGGCGATGGTTTGGGCATGCCCGGACAGTAGCACGGGCTCGGCGGGCTGGCAAGGGGCGAGGCGGACACGAAGTGGGCGACAACGGGAGTGTGCGGTATTATCATGGAGAAATTGGGGAAAAATCCCCAACAGTCAACGTGAAATTGGGGAAAAATCCCCAAACTAGCTGATTGGCTAGCTTGGGGCTTGCGGGCTTGGCTGGCGACTTTGGGCTTGGCTGGCTTGCTGGCGGGCTT